TCGTTGCTTGCCCCTGTTGTAGCCTCAGTGTAGGTATTTGTGGCAGGGTCATAAATCTGCCCTACTAGGGAGAGTCCCCCGCCACCAGTAGGCCCAATGTAAATCTTACCGTTGGGGAGTAGGACAGCCACGCCTGCCCAAGTTGGAGATGGAAAGTTGGCGATAGGAAACCATGCTTTAGCAAGGCGTGAGTAATGGAGCCTCTTGCTCTTGATGAGGCCTATCATGTTTAGAACTCACACAGGTAGATTGCAGGAGTTACTGCTGCCATTGCGGTTAGAGTTGCGGTTGACTCGGTAGGCAGTGTAGCACTAGCTGCTGACTCATACATAAAGCCAATAACCGTGGTGCTATTATCAGTCCAGCCTAAAGAGGGCATTAAGCCTGCAACAGGGACAGCCCGTATCCCTGACGCTGAAGAGGTAACCCAAGCTGCCCAGTAGAGTACTCCAGGCTCCAGAGTGATATCCACTGTCGTAACCTTGGTGCCTGTAGCTCCAGTATTGATAGTGGAACCCCCTTCAACAAGAAGCTTTCCGGGTCTATCATAAGTTGTCTCAGGGGCATTCTCGTAAATACCAAGACGCCCAGTGCCAGCAAGGAGTGTAGATATTGACACACCGAGAGCTACCAATGTCATAGCTCTTGGTACAGTGAAAGGCACATAGTAGATACGGTGGGATACTAGAGTGAAAGCAGATAAAGCCGTACCACCAGATGCTCCAGCAATATGCCTACGAGCCACAGGGATTCTGAGCATAGGCAAGCCACTTCGGTTTTCATCAACGTGCATGACCCACCCAGTGTTTCCAGTGTTGGTCAATACATATTGAGTGATACTGTTGGCAAGGCTATTGACGCTAGGGATGACACCTCCTTCAATCAAGAGAGAAGGCCAACCTGTAACAGTGCGTCCACCTGTAGCATCTTGAACAAGCTGAATCACCAAGTCCTTGCGCACTCCTGCTTCACCAGCAGGGAGAACGATACTCGTAACATTGGCGTCCAGAGTTACCCTTACAGTGTTCTTGACCACAGCCGAAATGTTCACGACACCTGCGGTTGGAGTCATGGTGTGAACTTCGGTATTACCACCACCCCCTTTAATCCAGCTACGGACACCAGCAGCAGTGCTGGACAACACAAGCCCATTCTCACTAGGATTCCCTAGAGCTGGCTCTTTGTCGCCACCATGAAACTCAGCCACTCCAGCCCAATACTCGGCAGCAACCGCTTTCGTGGATGCAGTGGAGGCAGAACCAGAGGCATTCGTTGCAGACACCCCGGCATTGCCCTCAGAGGTTGCTGCCGCAAGAGCAGACGCAGCAGCGTTAGTCTCAGAGACACCCGCAGCATTCTTTGAGCTGAGAGCTTGGGATGCGGAGGTGGATGCTTCTCCAGCCTTCGTGACAGCCGTATCCTTAGACGCTACAGCCAAGTCCTTCGCAGCCACCGCAGCCAACTTTGAGGCTTCACTAAGACCAGCAGAGACATCGGCAGCATTAGCACTGCCTGCAGCTTCTCCAGCTTTCGTGGAAGCAGTGTTAGCAGAGTTACTCGCATTGGTAGCGAACAGCCCTGCAGCAGTCTCAGAGTTCCCAGCATTGGTTTCAGAGGCACCAGCAGCATTCTTATGAGACAGAGCAAGGCCTTCATATTGCTGGCAGATAAGGATGACTGCATCAGCATAAGCCTTGGTGACTGCATCAGTGGGGTCAATAGGAGTCCCAAGGTTGTTGACCCTTTTACCGAGAGCATCAAAGACATCTTCAGGAGTGAGCTGAATAGCATTGCTCCCCTTGTCATAAAGCTCTTGTGCAACATGAAGTATCTGGTCAGTGTTCAAGTCCAGAGTCTTCTCATCAAGGATAGACCCATTCTGGAAGTCAACGAACTTGACATCAATCGGAGTCTCGCGCTGAATGAGAATACTTACGTCATTGGCAGGGGGAGAAGAGAATTGAATAGAAGAGGAACTAAGCCAAGAGTACTCAGACGTTTCAATACCATCCAGATACACATGAACATAATCCTCAGAGATAAACGTGAAGGATACCACGAAGGTATCCCCCACACCATTTCCTACATAAGAAGTGCTACTCAGCATTATTGTTTCCTTGACTCCCTTTTAAGACGCATAGTCTCTTTTTGAAGGTCGATACTACGTTGACGAACATCAGGGAAAGCCTTATAGAACTCATGCTTTCCTCTGGCTTTACCCTCAATGATTGCCGTATTGAGCCACTCCTTCTGGTCATCAGGGTGAGCTTTCTGATAGGACTTACTCTTGAAGAGTCTATCCAAGGTTGAATACAATGACCCTCCACGAACCTTAGCAAACTCAGACTGCTCCTCAGGAGACAGACCAAGACCGTCCACAGCATTCAACTCCTTCATATCATCACGGATATTCGGGCGATGTTTGGCTGTTTCACTTCTGACAACATCATCTTTACCATCAGAGGTGTAGAACGGAGAGATGACATCCGGGCCAATGGAATCCCCATATTGCATCTCACTGCCAAAGAAGTCGTACCTCTTCGGGAGAGTTTTGGACATGCCAGGAATCTTGGAGATAATCTCATCGACCACTCCTCTGGTTTCATGCATGTCCTTATCGAACACTCCACGGTTAACTTGAGCGACAGCATTGGGAACCACCGCAGAGAATACCCTCTTGTAGGTCTTCTCAAGGAAGTTGGCATCACCATTAAGTACAGCATCAACCATGTCTGCAAAGCCTTTCATGTAGCTCTTTGAGACAGTGTTCTTTGCCATGGCTTTCCCAAACTGAATAGCTACTTCGTCCAGCCTGTCCCAATCTTCTTCTTTCCCATACTTGTAGGCGTCCACCATGTCTGCAGAGATACCCAGCCAAGAGGAGAAAGGCTCAAGGCCTTCAAACGAAATGTACTTGTTCCCTACCTTGAACGAATAAGGCTGCCACCCAGTGAGTCTCAGGGAGGTGTTGTCTCTAGGCCCACCACCAGTGATGATGCCTTCAAACGCCAGGAACCCAGCCGTAGCATAGATGCCCAAGCCCAGAGCCTGTTGACCCATAGCCATCTGCATAGCCACCTTGCCCTGCTTCCCAAAGCCAGAGTACCCATCCATCAATGCCCCAACACCCGGAGTAAACCTTGCGGTCTGCTTCATGATGTTCGCAGGAGTCTTGATGAAGGGAACCACGAATCGAGCTGCAGGATAATGATTGACCAACTCAGTGAGTTTCTGAGTGAGGAACCCAGGCTTATCCGTGTAGGTTGCCCGACGAGCCGCCATCATAGCTTTGTCATGGATATCCGCAGGAGGAGTCCTGATGATACCCTCGATGAAGGCACCCATCTCTTCAGCACTCTTGGCTCCAATGTCAGGCATGGTGTCCAAGGCTCTGGAGTAGGCTTGCTCATAGAGAGAACCACGGTAGTTGAGAACCTTGAAGAAGTCATCGGCTGGGCCTAGACCTTTCTCCATGGGCGCACGAGCGATATGCCCTACCGTATCAATGAAATGCCCCAAGGTAGTCTCGGGGTTGATATTGAGAGTCTTTGCATCAATGAACTTGTAAGCCCTACCATCCATCTTAAGGTAAGGGTCGAAGGCCGACTCTCCTTCTTTAGCTGCCTGTTTAGCCATCTTCCAGGCATCCATGAGATTGCTACGCACACCGATGATGTATTGGTTACCCTCACGGATAGCTCTCATACCCCCACCAAAGGGAGCTGACGCATACTTGGTGAGAGGGTGCAGAAGGATAGAGGCGAGGTTGCCGGTGATGTTACGAACATGAGTGATAGGCCCACTGAGGATAGAGCCATAGTACAATTCCTGCAGGACACCCATCACCTTACTTGAAGGAGTCAGGGCGATACCTTTAGCGTACTGCAGCTTTTCAGCCTTGGAGGGGAGAGAAGCAATCTTACGGGCAATCTCAAGGTTACCTTCCTTGCCACCTAGAGTTGCAACCAGAGAGTTCATATCATCAAAGGTAGTCCTGGCAGTGGAGAGCATCTTCATCGAGTTCAAAGCTCTAGCCACTTCAGATTTGATACCAGTTACCTGAGCCATGACCGCAGCGGAATGAGCAATCTTCTTCCTGAGGTACACAAGGTCTTCAGGAGTAGCTTCAGCTCCGGCCTTCAAGATACGGTCTGCGGTGGACTTAAGCTCTGACATATTGGATTCTACAAGTGCCCGTGCAGCATAGATTCTTGCATCAAGGTTCTTCACCTTGCCACCAGTGGTATTGATGTTCTTGATATCAATCCCAATATCGTCAGCTATCTTTGAAGCTTGTTCCCAAGAACGCTTACCTTTGTGCTTCTCAAAGAGATTGGAGAAGGTGTCTACCATGGTGTCATAAACTTGAGCTACTTCTTCAGGAGTATCAACATACTTCATATTGATAACCTTCTGTTTCTCCAGTTCATTGAACCAGTCAGGGTCACCTTCAATCATCCTGCGTTCCATCTCCCTGACTTCCTTCCCATCAGGATGAACCTTGACTTTAGGTTCAAGCTTCTTCTTCAGGAGTTCAGCATGTTTCGGGGAGAGTTCCTTCTGGAGTTCCTTGAAGTTCTTTGCACCCTTCAGGCGTTGTTCAATACCATCGAGGGCTTTCCCATACTTGGCAAACTTCTCCAAGTCTTCTACCGATGCAGAACCCGATGCAATCCTTGTAGCCATCTCATCCCGGTACGTCTGGATGCGAGACATGGGTTCTTCAAGGAGAGTCTTCATGGAGGCAGCATCCTGCCCTTTATGCAGGCCATGGAGCTTGGAGATACCTATGGACATACCAGTACCCAAGGCAAAGCCCAAGGCTACATCCATGTGTCCAATCTTACCGTCTTGGTTGTAGTCAACAAAGAGGCCTGAGCCACCACCAGCAAGACCAGCACCACCATGCGTCAATAATCTGACGTCTATCCCACCTCGTTGATTCCCAAGGATATCCGAAGCGGCATCCAAGTACTTTACGGAATCATCGAAGAATGCAGAGGCACCTTCAGGAATGGACAGGTTGTAACCTCTGGGATTCGGAATGTCTACCAGCGTGTCGGCAAGCTGTTTAGCTTTGATGGTATCTTGAATCTGCTTCTGGATAGCTATCTCAGAATTCTCTTTTGCCTGAAGTTCAGCAGCTTCTCGATTAGCAACCTTCGCATCGATATCTACCGCAGACACTTTGCCTTTCCCACTGATACCATTGGCTCGTACAATACGTTCAATGTCATCAACAGTGGGAGAATCAAATGGCTCAGTGAAGGTCTTAGTGAAAGAATCATCCAACTCAATGTCTGTCAGGATGTCAGTCTCAGTGATAACCTCACGGGGCTTTGCGTGTACTTCAGGAACGATGAGTTCATCCGGGTCGGACTGTTTACCTACACGCTCAAGGAAGTCAGCGGTATCTTCAGGAGTCTTAAGGCCCTGTTTGATATCTGCTTGTTCCTCAAGAGAACGCATGTTCACATCTTCAGGAACATACGGGAGCTTCTTCTCTTCGATACCCTTAGCCGCATTGAGAGCTTCCTCATGGGCCTGCTTGATACGGGCATTGATATCTGCCATAGCTGCCGGAGACTTGATGTCCACTGCCCCTGACTCAATACCTTCGCCAACCGTTTTCAGTACATTGTCAACACTATCAACAAGCTCGGGGGCTTCCTTCATCAGCTTGAGCTTGGCTTTCCCCAGCTTGGCAGTACCTATCAGGACTTCACTGAAAGCTCCCATAAGAGCATCTTCAGCTACACTCTTGAGGTAGGCCAAAGGTTTGGAGTCATCGTCTTCAGCCTTGATGTACTCAGTCAGAGCTTTAGCAATCTTCCAGCCAGAGCCTTCCTTGTCCTTGGCATACTCATTGACCATGTTGGACAGACGTTCCTCATCCGGGTCACCAGCAACCGTGGCTCCAGCACTAGCCACGAAGTCTGCCGCAAGGGGCTTGGCTCCAGCTTTGGTCAAGGCACCCTTCCCCGTAAGATAAGGGGCGAGGAAAGCCACCAGAGGTTTCACCAACTGACCAGGGAGAGTCTCCGGGTTAGGTTCCTCAAAAGGTTTCTCCAGCTTAATGTTATGCTTTACCGGAACGGTATTCTCCTTCTTGAGTCTTTCCCCTTTGGCAAAGCTCCAGAGATTACCACTGAGTTGATTGACATCACTCCCAAGGTCAAGCACAGAGTTGACAGCCAGAGAACCCAAGCCTGTCCACGCATCGTTCACAGCCTTGATAAGACCACCCCCAACACCCTTCACCAGGGTATCCCCGATGACGTTGGGTTTCTCTTTAGGAGCTTGAGCTTTCGGAGTCACAGGTTGAGGAACAGGGGCAAGCTGTTGGGCTACGAACTTATCGATATCCTCATTACCATGTTGCTCCCGTCTATCTTCACGGGACTCTAGGGATTTCCGGTAGGTAGCCACCTTGGGCGAATTAGCGAAGGCATCATCAGGCTTAACTGGTTTGGGCTTGGGGGGTGTTAGAAAAATCTTTTCAGCATCTTCATCATAATTACGCATAAGTGGTTACCTTTTGTCTCGTTAAGTTAAGGGCTACTCAATCATTTGAATAGCCCTGAGGTCAGACAAGAAGCGTTCTCTTGCTCTTGCACCATACTGTTTGTAATACCCTTCTTGCCACTTCTGGCTTATCTCATGGGAATTTGTGAACCCAGGACGCAGAGCAGCTTTAGGGTCAGCATCGGCAAACAGGTCTTTGTTGTTCATACGGATTTCATCGTAGACAAGTTTGGCATTCTCACCGCCAAGCTTGACACGTTCAGCAAACTCAGCCTGAATGTTGGAGAACCTGAAAGTAAATTCGGGCTTATTGAACTTCCCTTCGTTGGTCGTAAGGAGTCTGGTTAACGTAGTGTTAAGGATTGACTTGTATTCATCATAAGCCTTGTTAGTACCCGTACCAGAACCTGAAGCAGCAGCCTTGGCTTTTGCTTTGTTGGACTCCTCAACATTATGAGCCAAGGTTATCCATTCAGATGCCGTGTCTCCATCAATCTTCTTCTGTTCAAGCAGACGAGCAATGTCCCTCTTCTTGTAGGTTCCTTCAAGGATGTGTATCTTCCAAGCAGCTTCTTTATCTCTGTCTCGGTTGATATAGTCATTCCCATCCAACTTACTCTTGACAGCCTTGAGCATCGCCGGGACACTCTTCGGGTCAAACTTGCTGAGTCCTGCCCGGAGTTCAGCTTGAAGGGTTATGGTGTCATCCCTGTTCGTGGAAGCATCAAGGCGAATGTAGAAGTCTGCGGCATTCGTGTCCCAGTTCTTCTCAGTCTCTTCCTTCTGCTTTGCCTCAAGCTGTTTAGCTCTTGCAAGCATGGCATTCTTGGCGGCTTGAATCTCTGCTCGGAACTTGGGTTGACCATTGCTGTCGAGGACTTCAGACCAACTCACACCACCGGCACCTGGGGATTCCATTGCCGTGATGAGCTTCATGACCTTCTCGGTGGCACCTGTTACAGTAGGGTCGCCATCATCAATACCATCTTCCCAAGCTGCCTCCACTCGGTTCAACGCATCCATACCTACGGAGAAAAGCGTGTTGATGGCAGTGCGAGTGTGCATATCTCTGGAGATGATGTCGCTACCTCTGTAGATTTCACCGGTAGAGGAGAGTTGCAGCTTGGTATCCTTGAAGTCCTCCCACTTGATATCGAAAGAACTCCTGATGGTAAGGGGGTTCCAATCCCCATTGATGATGGACTCTTTGATGGTTCCAGCCTGAAAGGTAAGAGCCTTCTCCATACCCATCTGGAAACCATGCTCTTCCGCTTGCAGTTCCCCATTCGTCCATGCGCTACCCATGACTTTCCCAGAGACAGCCTTGCCAGCATCAGACTCAGAGGCACCCTTGAAGATTTCCCCGGTGACTTGCTCATAGTATTCTTTACGAGCCTTACCAGGGTCTTCCGATTCATTGAAGTAATGGTTCTCTTTGAGTCCCTTCAGGTATTGACCAGAGGCAGTCGCAGAGAGGTACTCATGCTCAGTGGCATCCCACGTTTCGTTGTAGCCCACACCCAGGTTGAAGAATGAGTTGGGCTTGGCTTTCACCGGGGTAGTTCCATCCCCAAAGTCAGCTTGAGCTTTGAGCTTATTCTGTTTCGCCATACCATCTTGAACATCTACAAAGGTATTGACACCAGTGTTGATGGCATTGAGGGTATTCGCTAGAGTATTGTCCACTGCCTTTGGAGCATAAGCATCCACAGGACGGGCAAAGCTTTTGAGGTTGGGGGTTGTCCACCGGAATGAATCCTTAGCGGCTACCTCCTTCCTCCCAGTGAGTTCAGTTTTGACCTCTCTCATCCCTTAATAGCTTTCTTAAATTCAGCACCTTTGACATAACCACCTACACCAGCATTCGCAATCTGGAGTCCACCAGCCAGAAGACCAACCGAGTTATTCTTGGCTTCGGTCTGCCTGTTGGTAGCAGTAGAAACAACCTTCTTCGTTTCCCTTGCGTTCTGCTTGGAAGCACTCTGCCGGTTTGACTCCATGATGGACATATCATAATCCGCTCCAGACTCTTCACCACGGAGCAAACGAAGAGGAGTGACACCCGTTAAGCCAGACTCACCCATACCTACCTTCATCGTTCCCTGCATCCTGATAGCCTGACGCATACGTTCAAATTGTTCCAAGCGAGTTGCGGCATTGTTCTCCTTCGTTTGTTCCTGCAGGGCTTGCATATCAAACTGTGCAGTCTCATAGGCAGCATCGGCTTGGGCTTGAGCTGCTCGGTTCTGCGAGTACATACCAGACGCAGCAGACGCCACAGCCAGTATTCCCATCGTGATAGGTTCACACATTTAGTTCCTCCATAGTGAAGGCGTAGAAAGGAACCTCGGGGTCACAGAGTATCCACTTACCCTCCTTGTTGACATTGAATCCTAACCACTCCAGCCACTTGATGCTTGAGACATTGCGACTATCAACAAGATTGACTAAGAACTTATACTTAGCTTTCCACTCATTGACATACTTACGAGACAACTTGAGGAGGGTGAGTTGATGTTTCATGATTTCTTCAGTAGCTATCATCCATGGAACAACAGCACCAAAGACATCACTTAGAGCTATACCCATAACACCAAACACTTCTCCCTTTTCAACCATCACATAGCATTCCATCTGGCTGTCCAAGGTAGCCATAAGGACTTCTTTTGGAGTCATACCAGAGGAAGCTACTACTTCATCATAATCATTCTGACGATACTTCAAGTTGATGAGAACATCGAAGTGCTTTTGTTTGTCATATAACTCTAAGTGACACATATCAAATTCCTTTAGACCTTTGAGTAAAGAACCCTTCCCAAGACCCAGACTGCAGGATTGAAGGAAGGTAGGAGTCATTGATGATATCGATGGTGGTATTCCTGGCATGAGCTATAACCGGGAACCGTCGAACACCAGACAGGATAGAAGGTGCGCCCATTACAGAAAAGCCAATGACTGTCCCAGTGTACTCAGAGATAAGCGGGTTCCTACCAGCAGGAGTTACCACAACCCTGAAGTACCCTGAGTCAACATACGCCAAGGAGAAGTTCCGAATCTGGAGCCTTCCCTCAAGGATATCCACCTTGGATTCCGTGCTGCGTACAGAGAAAGGAGTGAACCTGTAGAGCTTCGTGTAGTTAATCCCAAGGTAGCAGGACACACCTGAGTAGTCACCATTGACAGCCACAGTGGTAGGTGTAGGCCTTGAAGTATTGATAACTTCACCACCAGTGTCCGACTTAACGGCAATCACCCTGGTATTGACATCCAGAGAATACGGAAGCGTCCAAGTGGTCACACCATCGGCATAAACACCGGTACGTTCCACTTGCATATCCAAGTGAACCCGGAAGTCCAAATTCCCGGTGGTGGCTTCCTCAGAGAGGTCGACCGTGGAGAGATGAATCTCACTGCCTCTCTTCAAGAGAATGATGAGGGTGTTCTCGATGGCAGAAACCTCAAGGACAGTCCCATCGAATATCCACCGGCACCATGAGCTTTGAACCTTCTCATCCCCTTGCCAGTAATACTTGTAAACGTAGATGGTGTTGGGTGCATCCGAAGACAGAGCAAAGATAGTCTCCAATGAAGACGAAGAGGCCAGCTTGTAGATGTTCTTCGGGAGATACGTTGGGGTGTGAGCTGTAATATCCGCAGCATCATTGACCAAGGAGGAAGGCTGGACGAAGTATTCACGCATTGCCGAGTGCTTCCCTTTAGGTGACACAAAGTACACATTCGGGCCAGCACCTACGGGCTTGCAAATGGTTGATGCTTCAAAGCGAGTGGTGACATCTGCAGCTACAGTAGCAGGAGTGAAGTTCTTATCTCCAGCATGAATAGCGAACTGTAACTGGTCAGAGAAAGCCAGGAGAGCATCCTGAAAGGGTATGCCATAGTTGAGCATGGATACCTTCTCAGAGGACACCGCGATATCAATGGGGTCATCATCGAGTACCTCAAGAGCTGTCTTCCCAAAGTAGTTAAAGAAGGAGCTTGCTCTTGAGAAACAGACATTCTCACCTGAAAAGAAATACAGGCGTGACTTGAACATCCCTACGTCAGACACATAGTTTCCAACGAAGGAAGGCTCTGGGTTGCTGTCGTTGTTGCCTACCTTACGAGATTCCCAGAGGATAGGTGCAAACGTGAAGGTATTCGTTGCAGTCCTCACCAAGCGATGAGGAAGGGTACTGGAGTCCATCTCTTGGAGAGTCCCAGGTTCAGGGCATTCCACATAGACAGACCCATTGTACTTCACATAGTATTCAGAGAACTTATCGTACCTGTCACCAGAAATGCGATGGATATCTCCATTGGTGGGGGAGGTGGGGAGCTTATCGAAACTCTGTACAGTGGTCTTGATAGTCCCAGGATAACCAGTTCCTGTCTTCATGGCACACTGCTTGGTCTTGTTGGCTATAATCGTATAGTCAGCAATGGTGACTGCAGCTAGTTTATCTTGAGGGTCAGTGAGAGCAGCATACGCCTTGACAGCATTATCCGCAGTGAACACCAGAGCAGCACTCAGTGTTCCATACTGAACAGTCATCTTGGAGCCATCAGATAGCTTGAATACTTCAAGGGGTTCTGTGGCATTACCAGTGACCACAAGAATATACTGTTCTTCACTGTCTCGATTGATGGTGTGAACAAAAGGCTTATTCACAAGATTGGTCATCGTGAGTTTCGCTAAGAACTCTTCGGGGGGTCTTTTCCTCAAACCAGATGCAAGCGAAGAGAAAGCATTATCTTGGGTTTCACATTGGGTAATGAGGCGTACACCTGGTGGCTGTTGACTCACCCCATTGTAGAGGCCAGGGATAACAGAACTTACAAGTGCCATATCTTAACCTCTGAACTTCGGGTTATGCCTACGATTGATTATCTTGTAACTTGAATAGTTGTTGAAGATATTGAAGTCATTGTTCCGCAACTCGATGGACTCAAAGAGTATCTTTGCGGATGTCTCATCGTCAGTGTTCAAGTCATCCAGAGTACCAGAGCCAAGAACATTGACAGCAAACTTACGGGCGGCTTTGATGGTCACATAGTGAGATACATGCGTAGGCAAGTCTTCAAAGGCCAGAAAGAATACGATGTCTACAGGAACATCTTTGTCAAACGTGAAGGTATGATTGGTCTTATCATAGAGGCGTTTGCCCCTCGGACTAACTTGCAGATTGATATCAGAAGCGTCGACCGATAGGTAATTGAGAGGCAAGTTAATGATGCCATTGATGTCAGGAGTAAGAGGGTATTCTTTGTCAGAGTTACAGTTCAGGCCTTGAGCTTGTACTTCTCTTGAGGTGTGATGCAGGACTGTACGAGCTAGAGAAGCTTCGGTAATCCCTGCGTCATCCAACGAGTTGACAGGCTGTTCGCCTATGACAGACAGCATATAGTTGACTGCTTCAAGCTCAGTCAGAGTGGTCAGAGGGAGTGCCATTATTAACTTCTCCTTAGAAATTCGCAAAAAAAGGGGAAACCCCAAGATTATCTTTGAGGTTCCCCCTAGTTGTGTGGTTAGTTGGACAGAGCAGACAGCTTCAGTTCAGCCGCGCAGCTCGGGTCGAGAATGCCATGACCCATAGCATAACGAGCGACCAGAAGAGTACCCTGGCGACGAACGTCATACTCAGACTGCATCGACAAGTCCATCAGCTTGACAGTACCTACGGCACGTTCAACCCAAGCAGTTGCGATGGTCTTGGCAGCATTGACACCATGACGGGTATCGGAGCTGGAGGTGTCAGTCTTCGGGACGTTGTTCGCCTTCAGGATGTTCACCCCAGCAATCTGGATGACGTTACCATCGGCATACGAACCACGACCACCCCAATCCTGATTCAGGACATCCTTGTTCTGGACGAGAGTGTAATACTCTTTAGGACGGAAGCAGATGAAGCGACCTTCGTCAGGGACATCTTTCTCATCGAAGGCCTGAGCCACCGAGAAGACACCGCCAGCCAGAGCCGCAGCAAGAGCCGCAGGAGTAGCAGCACCACCATCAGTACCACCATTGACCGACAGCTTGAACAGGTCGGAGGTGATAGCAGTCCCACCATAACCATCAGTGACGGTTGCGGAGGCACGGGCAGCCTTTACGAGTTCCTGAAAGACAGCAACATCCATCTGCTGGGCCAGCTTGCGACCCATCTCGGTGGAGTACACACCACGAACATCGAAGTGAGTCTTAGCTTCATCGATGTCAGCAATGAACACATGGGACACCAGAAGGTCATCGATGGTGATAACACGCTCACCATGGTAGCCCTGCAGACCCACCAGTTCAGTACCAGGAGTGTGATACCCAGCACCAATCTTGCCGGTCACAGGGAACTGAGCCGATTTGCCATTGCTAATGGTACGAATGCGATGCTTGTCCAGAGTGATAGTGCCACTCTCAAAGGCAGTCAGGACTTCGCCAGCAAAGACCTTGAGAAAGAGAGCATCAACATCATTGGCCTGATTGATTTGGCCTACACGATTAACAGTTGCATTTGCCATTGTTTTGAATCCTTTGTTTACTTAAAGAGTTGAGTAGTTATGCTTTCTTTCACTCACTCCCTTAGTGCAACCAAAGGTGTCCATTAGGTGTTCCCCTCAGGGTTCACGGTTTGGGCTTTAATTGAGGTAGGGATTGTGCTAGAAGGCTTTTTGGTATCTAAGAGTTAGACACCAGGGGAGGACTTACAGGTTGGACTTGGACAACTTAGCTTGAATCATTGCCCGATATGCAGGGTCTTTCTGGTACTGAGGGTCAGACATAGCCTTGGTGACTTGCGCCCAGGATTGGAACGAGTCATCACCAGCATTGGCTTTACCTTGAATGAGGCTCTGAGGGTCTTGTCCGGTGGCTTCCTGATATTTGGTCAACAGACCTAGAACAGCGGCTTTGATTTGTTCTTTAGTGGAACCAACGGCTTTATCGAACTCGTCTATTTCAGCCTCATTCAGGTTGGTGGCTGCCCACTCAATCATGGACTTGTAGTTATCTTCTCCACCCACACTGGTAAACACTTCCTGTTGCAGGAGAGTTGCTTCCATCTGGAGGAGGTCGATGTGTTTGTCTACGAGAGACTTGGGGAGTCCTTTGGCTTCCAGAGCCTTGTAGGTTTCGTCAGTGAGTTCACCTTTTTCTTGGAACTCCGCAGCCAGGGCTTCCATGTCGACACCTACCGAGGCAGCAGCAGCTTTCGCAGCTTCAGCGGCAGTCGGTTCGGGAGTGACAACAGGAGGAGTTTCAGGAGTACCCTGTCCTAGCTTCTTGACGAGTTCTTGATAACCCTGTTCCAAGTCTTCTGCGGTCTTATACTTGCCGGCAAATAGTTTCTCCTCAGTGGGAGTCTCCACTACCGGGGTGGGAGTTACGACAACTTCTTCCATATTAGTAATCAGTCCTCGTTATTCCCTCAGCAACAGGGAACTCTTTGGGTTTGTTTTGAGTTTGGGTGTCTTTCTTTTCGTCACCCTTGGGGCTGTTCACCGGGATTGCCTTCGCCATTCATGACACCTTTCATTAGTTCTTGAGCTGGCCCAGACTGCATCATTTCCATCTGTTGAGCCTGCTGTCGTTGAGCTTCAATTTCTTCGTCAGACCTGATGAGGCCTTCCATGTCGATACCAATAGCTGTCCCTCTACGTCTGATGTATTCACCAACATTGAGGTACTGCAATGCTTCGGGCATGTTCATGAGTCCAGCCAAGAACTCATCAAGCTTCATCATGTCATGCCCTCGGCCTAGAGCCTCAAGTCCAGTCGTGATGACAGGCTTGAAGACACCTTTAGGAAGGCTAGGGATTTTCCGTTGCTTGGTAAGCCTGGAGAGTTCTCGTTCCACCATCCACACCTGAAGTTCAGCGGCAAGTAACGAGTAGACACCACCTAGAGCATCTTCAAGTTCATTTGCCATGTACCTGACTTCTTCAGCCGTGACACGCTCTGCTTGCCTCTGTACGGAAGCATTGAGGAGGAAAGCATAGGAGAGCCTCTTCTCGATACCACCGGCAGTCTCAAGGGCAACTCGGAAGTCGTTGTACTTCTCAAGCTGCAACGTAGAGACATCATCAGCTCTACCCGTAGCGAAACCCCCATTGTCAGTCTCAGCCAAGTCTTTCGCAGAGGTGACACCATTAGGGCTTATCAGGAAGAGAACCTTGGCGGCGGCGGCAGCACCTTCAACGATGGAGGCACTGAGGGACTCATAGCTTCTGAGGTCGCCTAAGTATTGCTCCACTTGACCACGGCCATAATCCTCATTCGATATGGCAGACCACCTTAGGACTTTCCACGGACAGAGATTGTGAGGGTACTTGCCAATAGAGTTGGGTACGATTACTCCACCAACTTCCTGCTGGACATGCCAGAAGTTATTCGCAAAGAACACATGCGTATAGACTTCAACAGTTCTCTTGCTCCCCATAGTATTCGCAGCAGTTGCCAGTGCAGCAACCTCAGGAGGAAGGACATCAGGAGATACACATTCTTTGATGATAATCTCAAGGACATTCCCCATAGGGTCACGCACTACAACATACTGGTCGAGCCTGAAGGTTTTCATTGGGCCGTTGTTCGGGAGGTACACTAGGGCATTCCCGGTACCAACCATGAGCTTCAATGCTTCAAACATTGGTACACGCATGGCATTGGACTCAATGTCCATCATGACGGCTTTCTCTAACTTAGCCATTGCCGTTTGAACTTCAGACATAGGGATGTCGGAACTCAAAGCAGACTCATCGATTGCCATACGGAAGAAGGGTGAATTGGGAGGTAGCAAAGCCAGGAGCAGTTTCGATGAGAGATGAATGACACCTCTAGCTCCCATGCTTTGGTACGGAGTGACAAGCTGAGAAGACTCAGAGTGGCCGGAAGGAGGCAGCAGTGAAGGGACTGTAAGCTCCGCACATTGTCTTGCTCTTTCAAGTACCGCTGACCTGTCTGTGTCTAGCTTGTTGAACCGGGACTTCAAGCTACCTTCAGTACTCACTTAGGTACAGCCAGAGTGTTCTTGTTGATTTGGAGAGCCTTGGTTCCAACAGCATTACGCTTCTTGGTGTCTTCCATGAACTCCGCATTAACAACCTCAGGAGGTGGCTCAGGCTCGGGGGCAGCTACAACTTTCTTAATCTTAGGTGCGCCTACACACATCAGGCATTCTCCTTTGGTTACAGTTTGAGTACGTCTTTCTCGGATTGCTTCTTCATTGCTATGAGACTTTCAACCAAAGCTCTCTGCCCAGCCTTGAACCACACCTCACGCTCAGTGTCAGAAAGACAAGGGGGCTTGGAAGGGTAATCCTGATTGAGCATATCGATGAGGTCGATGCTGTAAATAGGTAAGGGTCGCATAAAGAATCCTTGTGTTAATAGAAAAGGAGACTCCTCACATATCTTGAAGAGTCTCCTCAGGGGGAAGTCCTAAACATATCCTTTAGATTTCATACCTTATCTGATTCTTATCCCCTCAGGTGAGGAGTTATCAATCAATAAGATAATCGTCCATAGAATACTCATCCATACGATACTCTTTGCGCTTCTTGAACTCCTCACGTTTGCCTACATTCCACTGCTGCACGGGGCGATGAAACCCTACAACCCTGGAATATACTTCAGTTCGTCCACCACAAGTAGGACACTCAAAGTGTTCACCAGAGATGTAACCATGTGAGTCACAGACGGAGAAGGTAGGAGTAATCGTGAAGTACGGAAGACGGAAAGAAGAAGCAATCTGTTTGACCAGAAGCTTGGTGGTGTTCACATCATTGATGCGTTCCCCAAGGAAAGTGTGAAGAACAGTACCTCCAGTGTAGAGAACCTGAAGACTGTCCTGATGGGTCAATGCTTCAAAGACATCATCAGTGGTATCCACAGGCAATGCAGTGGAGTTCGTGTAGTAGGGAACTTCAGGAGTCCCTGCCTGAATAATCTCAGGGAAGCTGTTCTTATCAATCTTTGCTAGACGATAAGACGTACCTTCTGCAGGAGTAGCTTCAAGATTGTAAATGCTCCCGGTATCAGTCTGGAACTGCAAGAGCACCTCTCGCATGTCATTGAGGGTTTCCTCTGCAAGCTGCTTTCCTTCATCCGAAAAGATTCCTGCACCGATAAGGTTTACACACGCCTCATTCATCCCAATGAGTCCGATAGTAGCGAAGTGGTTCGTCCAGTACTTACCGGTACGCTCCTTGATACCATCGAGGTAATACTTGGAGAACGGGTAGAGGTCACCTTCAGTGTAATGCTCAAGGAGTTCCCGTTTGACTTCCAAGGACTCCTTAGCCAGCCCCATGTAGAAACGGATAAGAGCCTTGAACGTCTTCATGTTACCATTGGCACGATACGCCAACTGAGGAAGGTTGATGGTGACAACACCTACAGAGCCAGTGAGAGGATTCGCCCCGAAGAGTCCACCACCTCGTTTGTTCAGCTCCCGGTTATCCAAGCGCAATCTGCAGCACATGCTTCGGGCATCTTCAGGCTTCATATCAGAGTTGATGAAGTTGGAGAAGTACGGGATGCCATACTTCGAGGTCATCTCCCAGAGAGGAATGTACTCAGGGTTATTCCAATCGAAGTCCTTGGTGATGTTGTAGGTAGGAATAGGGAACGAGAAGATACGACCTGAAGCATCCCCTGCCATCATCACCTCACAGAAGGCTCTGTTAATCATGCCCATCTCAGCCTGAAACTCACCATAAGTGAAGTCTTGGAGTTCTCCTCCAATGATGACAGCCTCGTTCTTGGTATGTTCAGGACAAAGCAAGTCCATCGTGATGTTGGTGAAAGGGGTCTGAAAGCCTACCCTGGTGGGTACGTTCATGTTGAACACGAACTCTTGCATGGCTTGCTTGACCTCATCGTAGGTCAACTTATCGAAGAACACGAAGGGGGCGAGGTAGGTATCAAAGGAAGAGAAGGCCTCAGCTCCAGCCGCTTCTCCAGCCATGGTGTAGAAGAAGTTGTAAATCTGGCCGAGGGCAGTCCTGAAGTGTTTCGCCGGGGCAGACTGAACTTTCCCATAGGCACCCTTGAAGCCCCTCAACAGGAGGTCTTTCAAGTCCCAGCCGCAGCAATACACGGAGAGTGACCCAAGGTCATGGATGTGCATAGCCCCGGTGGTATGAGCCAGAGCTACATTCTCACTGTAGATTTCACTCAGCCAGTAGTCCTTGACCAAGGCAGAAGCGAGGAAGCTGTTCAAGCCTTGGAGTGAGAACCCCATGTTGGCATTCTCCTTGACACGCCAATCATTCTGAGTGAGGTAATCCTTGATGAGCTTTTTATTGTAAGGTTCCATATATGGTTTCCTTATGAATAGAGGGAGTCCAGAGGATAGGATAATCAGTTGACTTGTTGTATAGACGGGTAGTGAGTATCCTAGCCAGACGAGCTTGCTTCAATGCTTCAGCTTCATCTAAGCCCTTCCACTCATAGAGAGACACAATGCCTTCCCAAATGTCATCACAAGGGATTGTATCGTAGCGTACTTCGACTTGACCCTTACGCTGGCCTCTTGAGAAGATGTAATCGTAAGGAACCTTCTTGAAGGGGTTGTTCAGGAAGTCAGTAGCCAGTGTATCTCCTGCACCAGGGCAGCCACTGTAACCATCACCGGGGTCACCTTTGATGATTTGATAGAAGAAGAAACGGTCGGCTTCCTCCTCTGTGACCACCTTAAGAACATCCTTATCCCAGTTGTAGAGTCTCCCAGGAATCTGTTGGAGGTCTTTGTCGATGGTGCAAACAGTGAACCTCCCAGGCATCTCTGTAGTGAGAATGCCCAAGAGGTCATCACCTTCAATCCGTGGCATGGAGAGACACCAGTACTTCTCCCTGATGTAAGCCTTGAGCTTATCTCTGAGAGGAGAGTGAGGTCTTTCCAACCGGTTGTACTTGTAGGTAGGCTCTACGTCATACCGGAAGTTTCTATTGCCAGAGAAGACCATCCTTGAACTGTCTGCTCCAACACGGTCACGAACCGATTCAACGAAAGAGTTCAACTCAAAGACTGCCCTTTCAAACTCTTCGTGCTGAGACACGCAGCCTTCTTCCCATTGAATTTCAGCCTCATTCCTGAAGGCAAAGCGGTAAAGCAGTATGTCAGCATCGAACAGTGCAATCATTGGTTATCCTTTGGTAGTAGAGAACCCCGGCTTATGCCAGTACATTCCCTTGAGGTAAAAGTTGGAGCCTCCAGAAACCCTACGTTCCATCACACAGCCACACCAAGGACACTCAACAATGTCCGTGTGCTTCCTGAGGACTTCAACTCTGGTATGACACTGAAGACATTCGTATTCATAAATTGGCATAGGTCACCTACATACAATCTGCAAAGAGGAACTTCATCTCAAAGGGCAGGGCATTGTAGAGCTTACATGCAAGTTCCTGCATCTCTCTCAAGGCTCTGGCTGAGGAACGCAACTCAAAGAAGTTACGCAATGACCGTGCGTTGATGGTCATGATGAGAGAAGTCTTGAGAGCCTCAGGGATACCATACTTCCCTACATCGTTGGACAAGCCTTCTTGCTTGATGATGTCGAGAGCATCACACACTGTCCTTGCACTCAGGTGGTCGATGCGTTCATTCCCTGAGGGAACGATGCTACGGAGCATAGGGCAGTTGTCGGAGCCACACTCACCACCTTGACAATCATTAGGCCCAAGCTTCTTCAAGGTGTACCTTG